GATATCGACAGGAGGTGCTGCTATGAAAGCAACAATAAAGCATGCTGCTGCTGCGAGCAAACATGGGATCATTAGGACACCAAACCATCCAACATAGATTCTGTTGTTAGTTGATGTTACCCATTCACAGAACTCAGGCCATCCTTGTAGGATACCGCCTTGTCTGCGTGTAATATTTGAGGTTGTCATTTTAGTAAGACGTTAAGTAGGACATCTAGGGTAGATGTGAAACTTATTTCCAGAAACCCCTCGCTTCTGGATATTAGAGACGATGTATTATTCTGCCTATAAAGGTCTCGGTTGAGAGCAGTCTGCAAAAGAGGGCGATCCGTTCGAGTCTTTTGCAATTGTCAGGGAATCAATACCCCACTAACGTTATTTATATTAACATAACTTTACACTTCTGTCAAATATTAATCATGCTTACACTCTCTAACTTCAGACCAACCACCTTGCTCTAACCACATTTTATAGTGTGGATTATACCAAGCGTCACTGATATTATAAGAAGGCATAATAACTTCTCTAATATATCTTCTATTCTCACTTGCTGTGACTTCTACACTGTTAAGTCTTTCTCCTTCAAGTGCTTGAACTCTATTCTGTATGCCTGATAAAAACCAGACCATACCACCTGCTTGTGCTGCTAGGAATGTAACCATAGCAACTGGTATTTTAAAATCTTTCATTTTATTACTTTAGTAGTTTTTTGCCAACAACAACAGCAGCAATAAGTACCACTATAATACCAGTGTTAGTCCATGTAAGCACTGAAGCATCACCAACCTTAACTGGACCTACTTGTAAATCTGCTGGTTGAGTTATAGTTTGCTCAATTTGCAACCCTTGAACATTAGTACCTTCAGGTGCATTGATTATAATTTCTTTAGTCATTTATATGATTACTTTTTAAAGTATTTCTTAATAACTTCAACTTGATCCTCATACTTAGCAATCATATTTAACTCTTCTTCAATTGCTTCTACAATATTTGAGTGTTCGCCAATACCTACAGGATTGGTCAAGTAAACTTCTACATTAGCAACATGTTTTTGTATGTCACCTTGTGCATGTGCTAATAGTGCTTTGATTAATTG